AGATTTTCCTTTCATCCTCTGAAGAAAAACTGAAACACAGAGAACTCACCTATTGATACGTTCGTTAAACGTTTTCCCTCTACAAGGGGGTTATCAAACGACGGACTTCGCTCAATGTGACATTGACGGTCCTAAGAGCAGTCTTCTTGAACCACCCAGAAGTTGGGAAAGAGCTGACATGCTGGCTTTACCTTGTTCAGCCAACAAACCACCAACGAAATCACTCGCCCAAGACGTGATCTTATCACGACCAAGAGCGCTGATATTAGCCAACGTTGATGTCGACATTTTCGTGATGGATGAGAGAATTTGTTGGCCAAGAGCACCACTCGCATACGTTGGAGTCGCTTGCGTAATGATGTTGCCAGTAGCTTCATACAAACAATAATATTCCCATTTGAAGCTTTCTCCTGGAGTTCCTTGGATCAAAATACCCATAGGCATGGTTTCAGTGTCAGGTAGACCACTCGCATCGAACACATAAATGTCCGAATTTGAAGATCCATCCGAATACCTCATTTCAAGAGGTTTCTTGGGGGTCCAGACTGTTCCATGCGGTCCTCTATTTGCATAAGAACTTCCTTCGAATTGCTTGAAAGCTTCGAAGTCTGGAGGTCCGAACCCACTACTGACCACACCCATTCTTGCCACGGGAGAGTGTTCAGGCGTTGTGAAGGGATAAACCCAACCAGCTTTGTTAAGCTCAGTACCCGTGTACCACACACGGATACCGCAAGCCACAACTCTCCCAGCGACAAATCGACCACCAGCTGCTCCTCCTGAAGCTGGTCGGACAAAATCAGCTGGAGCATACCTTGAATTGGTAGCAGCTGCCTGACATCCGACTGTTGCAGTCGTCGAGGGCAACAAGGTAGCGGTATATGTTGACACAGTGTAAATAACACTGAAATCAGTTGACATGCATGGTCTGGCGGATACACCACCTACACCAGCCGTTCCTATATTTCCAGTACCTCGGCACCACGTGACTTCTTTTGCTGAGTCAAGCGTCGGGGCGAAAGGAGCGCAGGATGGAATTCCTGCGAAAGGATCAGCCAAAGAGGCCACATATCCTTTAGCACAATGCAGGATTTGTCGTTCCGTCTCATCAAAATCGACACCAGTTAAGGGATCGACATTATGTTTCGGAGCACCAGCGTACATAATTGCAGTCTTTTTCCGAGCTCTTTTATTCGCTCGTTTGACCGCTGGTTTGTTCGCTTTCAACACTTTCCTGCCTTTCTTACCCATCGTGCCAACACTGACAATTTTCGCAATAAATTAAAGAAGGAGGGGGAGTCAATAAAATTTCAATCCAATCATCCAATAACTCTTCTTCGGTTTGGTAAAATTGAAGGACTTGTTCCCTTGGGAGATTTTCTATAGTCATACTATGTGTTCTCCGTCCGTCTTGCTCGGTAAGGGGGGTGTCGCCACGCACCCTATTTAAACCTGCCCTGGGCCGCCAACTATTAAAAATAGTCAGCGGCCAAATGTCCAAACCCTGGATGATGAATCAAACCAGGGATAGGAGCTTCTCGAAACAACTTTTCCATCACCTCAATTTCATTAGGGGTTAGTTCGTATCGAGAACAAACAAGATCGAGAGCAACTTCGCGGTCAATAGTGCATTGTTTCACTTCGACTCGAATGTATTTCTCAATCTCGATCCGTCCACCTTTCCTCTGTTTGGTTGTATATGTTCCGAAAGTTCGCATTTTCTCACAAAATGAACCCAAGATCGGGTAATCAACTGGTATATCACCAGGAGAAGTCGCGAGGCAATAAGCAATCTGAGCGATAGTATATTTGCTCTCTCTACTTATTTTGCCAATTTTCAAAACCATACTGGGTAGCGGTAACCAAACAAGGCCGGACGTTCCAGGTATCCACCACCCTCTCAGAAACGTGGCTCCCAGAATAGTGGGAAATCCACACCCCACTACTTTAAAGCCTAATTCCACACAGTGCGTTTCATACTCCTTACACACTTCGGGAATCCTGAGAGGTTGAGCTGGTAAACGTAACACAAAATCAGAAAATATACAAATATTAATCAGAGTATTCATACAACTCGTAATAGCAATACCAGATGGTTGTTGCCTAGGAGCAGTAAAAGTGATACGTAAACCTGTTTTCCGTTGTTTATATACACATTTCCCTTTAGACTGATGTTCCCAGAGATCAATTATCTCATTCGGAACACCCAATGCACGAGAAACATAGCGAACTAATTCAGTGGTTTGTTCACCGACATGTTGATCATATTGTTTAAAATCGAATTCAAAACACGTTCCATACAAATTAAACAATGAATCATCGCCGGCGAAAACACCACCTTCACATTCGCTTAGGACCGAACCGACAGAACAAAGTCCATCGTGATCCAGTCCAACACCATAATACAAACTAACGGTGTGATGTCCTAGAAGAATAGGAGTCCCATTGAAGAACTCTTTCATCCAGGCAGACAGAACCCTCGCGTACGGTAGACTCAACAAATGAGCCTGTGGGCGAAGGTTTATAATAATGCGCGGCTTCATTGGTCGGTCAGCCAACGTCTCATCAACTTTCAGGAAACACGTTCGACTCGAAAGATCTGGATCCCTATGTCCTTCTTCCAAGAATTTCAATGCATTCCTTATTCGTGCTCTTTTCGACGAAGGCATTTTACTGATACACTCCGCAAAAGACGGAGGATCGTAATGAGCTGTTGGTAAAAATTTTTGTACAATATTTACAAAACGCGCACTAGCTGCAACTTGGTCATAATTACGACATGGGTCTTTCAAAGTCCTATTTACAAGACCAATAACCAAATTGCGAACAGAGCGGCGAGGCGAACAAAGAGTTGCAGTTGTGATCAAGATCGGTATTAAAACCTGCTCAGTCACTTCTTCCCTCCAATTCTCGCTAAGAACTTCTTCCAATTGGATTTCGTTCCCATTTTCAACTATCCTAATCGTTCCTATCATAGGCGGAATACTAAACAAACGACTATCTATACTACCGAGTCTATACGCAACGGGCAATCGCGTAGACCCGATTATACTGAAAGAAAACATCCGTTTGTCATATTCTGCCAGGGCGGGTTCTTCAAACCATTCTTTGTAATGTCGCGCCAAGCCTCGATCATCTGCGTCTGAACTTCGGGCTTGGCCGCTGACCGAAAAAGCGTAAGCGACGGTAAGAATGCACCCAACGCGGTCAAATGATACCAGGCATCCCAGCCGATCCACTTGTTGTTCCACGTAATTGGCCATGATCGGCCTTCTGATAGTTTGATTTTAAGATAGTAGGCCGCTCCTCCCGCTACCACAACACCTGCGGTAATAACACCCCATCGCAACCATACACCTTGTTCGGGCCCTTTAGGATCACGTAGTTGCCGAATTCGGTCTTCAGTCGTTTTCAATTGCAACCGCAATGACCACCTCTCTCGCACATCTTGTTCCAAACGCGACAAGTAGGTAGCCAATACGGTATCCTTAATCACTTCTTCGGCCATATCGGTATTCTGCTTATACAACCATGCCATATAAGGATGTTCCGTGATCGTGTGGACCGATGCCAACATTGAACCCAACTGCATACCGCCTGGGATACGATATTGATGAACAGTCGTGTTCTTGAGGGCATATTCGGTGAAAACCACACACTCTCTGGTCTTCATCGGCCAGCAGAGGTGGGAGAAACATGAAATATAATCAGCCACAGTCGGATTGAGCTCGACCACTCGACGATCAAGTAGTGTCTGCTCATTCTTTGGCGACACACGGCCGACTTCATGATTCAATGGTAAGGTGCCATATGGCACAAGGCGTAATTTGAACAAACCATAAGGTCCCACTGTTCGCTCAAAATACACGCACACAGTGCCGTAGGAGGTATCAAAGGTACCTTTTTCCCACAGGTAATTGATGTCGGGATGTCCTCCATAAAACCTTGATGAATCATCAGGTTGAAAATGAATCAATCCTTCGCTGTCTCTAAACCAACGACCCTCAACGGAGCCGTCGTCGAAATAGCTTTGTCCACCATAACCAACAAACGGTCTGGCGGATATGTAACCCATCTTGGTCTGGACTCGATTAAGATGCTCAGCCAATCTCTCTGGTGTCAAAGGAACAGGAATTTGACCGCTTAGATCAGCGGATCCGTCCAGGTAAACGTCATGCATATATAAATACTGACAATCACCATCTTTCCCATATTGCAGGACACAATTTCCAGTCACCGCATCGTCACCGGATAAACGAGGGCGATAAAGACGGACATCAACGTTCAAATTCGATGCAATTTTATACGTTCTGCCGTCCAACGTGACTGTTGCACCAGGATATAGTATTCTGTGCTGTCTCGGGTCCAGGAGTTGATCCCGAGCCTGACTTCCATAGACGGAAAGGAAACTGGCACTGTTTGAAGCACCAATATCACTTAAAATGTACAACAAGATAAAACGTCGACTTGCTGCACTCCGTCCATGAGGATTCGGTAACCCATTAGCCGAAGCCAGGACTTTGTCCTCACCAAGATTCGCTATAGCCCATGATTGGTGACGAGTATGGACTCGAATCTTGACGAGCTGACTCCACTGTCGTAGAGTATTGATATGATAAACTCCCGCATTCTGGTTTTGACCAGTTCTCGCTACTACGGAAGTATTCCCTCCATTAGGGGACTGAGGAGGATTACCTCTAGGTTGTTGAGATCCATTTGGACCACCGTTTCCCAGAGGACGGCTCGGAGGATTCGTCACTCTTCTCGGAGCCGGTTGGTTGTTGCGTCGTGGCGGAGCGGATCTACCGCCCTTTCTTCCTCTTCCCGTAGGCCGAGGAGGAGTGTTAGAATTCGTACTCCTAGGAGTATTCCCTCTTCCACCCTGTCTGCCACTATTCAACTGGTGAACAGTATTTTTGGTCCACCTCACTTTCTTCTTGGGCTGGGCCGAAACCTGCCCTTTCTGATTGTTAGCGGACTTAACCGATTGCTGAAGTTTAGAACCAGAAGCAACCGGTTTATTCTGTTTAGTCGAAGGACCACCATCTGATCTTTTCACCGACTTCTCAGAATTTTTGTCCGAAGAGGTCGGGGCTTGAGAAGGTTCTCCAACCTTCCCATCCCCGTGTACCTCAACCGGAGCAGCCACACCACTTCCCGAATCCTCGGAGTCATTATCATGACCAGGGTCGGGTTGTTTGGCTTTCTGTTTACCTTTCTTGCGAGTCATATCGTTTACGATACCTTCACGGTTATCGGGAGATCCACCGGTTACTACTTCACGTTAAACACTATAAAGCACACCGGGAACACTAATCTTGT